CACCAGTACTCCCGAAACCACCAGCGCCGCGCTTCGTTTCTTCGAATAATGATCCGGTCTCAATCAATACCAACTCTGTATTCAAAGAAGGTACGAACATGAGTTGTGCGATGCGCATATTCGGAAGGATGAAGAATGGCTCGTCGCCATGGTTGATAAGTAGGACTTTGACCGACCCACGGTAATCACTATCGATGAGGCCTGGCGCATTCAATACCGAGATGCCATTCTTCCAAGCTAATCCGCTACGCGGCATTACGTATGCTGCCATTGTTATAGGCATCTTTATCTTCCAGCCGGTCTCAATCAGCACTCGTTTGCCTGGCTGAATAGGCACTGGTTTTTCTACACATGCATAAAGATCGTACGCAGCAGCACCTGTTGTTGCCTTTGTTGGCAACGTCGGTTGCATATTATCTAGAGGCCAAAATGTGACCTTAATTGTTTCATCCATGACTGATTATACCTGCTTACTTGCGCGTGTTTATAGAACAGATGTTTGGCGTACAATCATGCTATGGGCGTCACTAAGAAGATGCAGAATCCTAAGGGTGGGTTAAACGCCGCCGGGCGCGCGTATTTTAAGCGCACGACTGGGGCTAACTTGAAGCCACCTGCACCGCAACCAAAGACTGCGAAGGATGCATCACGACGCAAATCGTTTTGCGCACGTATGTCTGGCATGAAGGCAAAGCTTACATCATCTAAGACTGCCAAGGATCCAAACAGCCGCATCAACAAATCGCTTAGAGCGTGGAACTGCTAATGAATAAACATATATTTAAAAGCCGATTATTTCTGCGCGATATTCCAGCGATGGAACGTAAAGAGCATGGACTCAAAGAGAACCCTACTAGAGCTGAGTTACTTACGATGGAACAGAAAGAACATCAGCTTAAACGGAAACCAACCATGTCTGAACTTCTTAAAATGGAACGTGCAGAACATGAGCGTAATGGGAAACTAATCGTCGGTCGTGGTCACGAAGGAAGGGCAAGAAAATGAAGAAGACTATGTCACAGATCATGGGTATTAAGAAACCACATCCAGCTGGATGCAAGTGTGCTGGATGCAAGAAGGGCAAGTGCTAAGTCATGCCTGGGCGCGCACCAATTGGTGTACCTATAACGACATTACGCCTTAGACCTGTCTCAGAAGAAGGTAGTCGTCAGTACTATCGTAACCTCGAAGCTCGCGAAGTACGTAATCGTAACATCATTAAGAATGAAAACGATCCACGTAACATTGGCGGCACAGGTGGCAGGTCTACGCGTGTGTCTAGTTCCGCTCAAGATTCTGCGGAAACACAACGACTGCGTGCGCGCCAGAATCGTGAAAAGCAGGACGCAAATCGCAACGACCCACGTAACACAGGTGGGAACCGTAAAAGTTCTGCACCTGCGGTAAGTGTAAGCGCACCCAAATATGACAAGGCTACTAAGTTTGCCATCGGCTTGACGCAGATGGGTCAGACAGTGCGTGATTACAAGAAGTTAAACTCAATCAAAGCAAGTTCTCCTCCAAAGGCGGCAGAGAAAGTGAAGACCGATGGGTCTGCTTTGTCGTCAATGAAAGAGGAAATGAAGACAAGTGCTAAAGTTGTTCGAGGCGATCGCGACTACATGGGTGAGGCTTTTGATGCTTCACTCCGACGTGGAGTAGGTAAGGGCCGAGACTACCTAAAGTCCCAACTTGCTAAGGATAACGTATCGGATAAAAAGCAGCAGGAAATACTTGGACGCTTCCAAGCAAAATTTGCTAACGATGAAGCACTTACGTCTAATAAAGATGGTCTTGTTGCTGGGTATGAAAAAGGCGGCGAAGCAAAGAAATTGCTTGATGCCTATCGTAAGCGTGGTGGATATCGTAAAAACGCAACTGCTGCTGAAATTGCAAGTATTGCTAGGGGTAAATAATTATGGACTTGACAAGTTTACTAGAAGACGCTGTAAGGTCTGCAAGGCCATTTGTTGATCGTACGGTTGGTAATCGTAATCGCGGTAGAGGTGAGGCGCTTGGTGCTGGGCGTCGTGCTGAGCGTGCTGGTCGTACTGCGGCTGAAGCTGCGCGGGATCTTACACGTAGACGCGGTTTAGCGCTTGGTGCGGGACGTCGTGCTGCACTTCGTGACGCTGAGACGGCGCTTGATTTAGCTACATCGGAAGAATCGCGACGGATTGGTGCAGAGCGTGTACGTGATGCAGCCTTAAATCGAGCTGTTCGTGAAGGTCAGGGCCGATTGGCGGCAGAAGCTGCTCGCGATACAGCTAAGGGACGCGCCGCTAAAGTCCTTAAACTCGCAGGCAAGCTTAAGATTGGTAACAAAAAGCTACGTCGCGCTGCGATCATTGGTGGTTCTTCCGCTCTTGCTGTAGGTGGAGGACTCGGCTTTCTAGGTGGATATGTCAAGGGTAAGAAAGACGCTCCGGAGAAAGTTATTCGTCCACCATACGAAGATATCAAGCGCCCAGGCGTAAATGCACCTAGTTACCGCGGTGAGGATACTAGTGGGATTATTGCTGGTGGATCTGCACCATCGTCTGCTGTAGGCGGACGTAGTGGCGGTGGATACCGTGGTGGTCAGTCGTCAATGACTGACACTATGAAGCGTAATCAGCAAGCCGTACGTGATGCGAAGTCTTACCTTGGTGAAGCGTTTGACGCTACCGTGCAAAAGGGTGTTGCTACAGGACGCAAGCACCTAGCAGCTATGCTTCAGCGTGACGGAGTTGATAACGAAACTGGCATGCGTCTTATGAAAAGGTATGACAATGAAATCGGCAGCCAGGAATCTCTCAAGGGATACAAGACTAGCGGATTAACTGAAGAGTTTGATGCAGAGAACCCTAACAAGCGTGGCGCTCTCTTGGAAGCTTATCGTGGTAAGTATGCAAAGGGTACTACGCTTCAGCAGATGAGGGAGAAGGCTAGTGCCTCAAGGTAACTTACTTAGCGATCTATTAGGTATCTCTGGGCAATTTGCTCAGGGAGCCTATGAGGATGCACGCGACGATGTAAAAGGTTTTCTCCAAGGCACGAATCCTGGCATGTTTGGTGCTGGTCTTGGTGCTGCACTGACTCAAGGTGGTATTGAGGGTGGCAAAGCACTGGTTCGTGGCATAACTGGTGGTAAGTATGCAAAGACTGCCGCAGACATCCTGCCTAAAATGGCACGATCGCGTGGTGTTATACAATCAGTCCGCAATGCAGGAAAGCTTGTAGGCGACACCGCTAAGTTTGCCGGAAATCAATTAGGGCGAATTGGACCCGTAGCTCAGATTGTAGCTGGTGAGATACTTAATCCACGTCCAGCTGGTTACTCTGCCGATTACGAGAAAATGATGTTCGGTATAACCGAACCAATTTCTAAATGGCAGGAGGCATATAAAAAGAATGGTCCGGGTTTTGATCCAGAATTTGAGAAACTGCATAATCTGATGCAGCCTATGAAGAAGTTGCGAATTGGTGATGGAGTTGTAGACAGAGATACTTTAAACACAATTTACAAGGCGTTATACACAGACCCATCTATGGATATTCGGTCATTTATGGATGAAGCCTTTGTTGAAAAGAAGCCAAATTTCAATGCTGGTAGCATTAAAGACTGGCAACGTGTTTGGAATGATCCCGACGAACTTGAACAACGAAGGATGATGTTGCCTCTGCTAAAATCCCAACGATCGGATGAAGAGCGTGGAATGCAGTTGGATGCCGGCCGATATGCAGATATGCCACAGATCGCACCATCGTACAGTCAACTTGATTCCGTACGTGATTTGATGGCTATGTCTGGTGCAAGAGGTAGAGGCAATACTTTGACTAATCAGATACCGAATAGATTTGCGCGGACTCCTGGTGGATTAAACGCAGCTCGAAGCGCGGTATACGGAAAGCCTGTTGCAGCCTCGGGCGGCAAACCTAACTCATTTAAAAAGGCCGTTAGAGCGTTCAAGAAAAACTTTTAGCACATCATCAGCAGCAGTGTGGTCTTTAGTCGCATCGTAGACTAGGTACCACACTGCTTTTTGTATGTCATCTAGTTTAGATTCCTGGCTCTTCTTTCCAGCTCGCTGAATATACTTCAACGACATAGTCAGCCAACGGCTTAGGTCCCACGCATCTGCAACCGTGCATGTATCGATAGATGTTTGACGGTAATGGTCTGGTGCTGTTTTATTCATCGGTCCAGTATACTTGCAAGTATGTTCGACTCAAAAGGTGTTGATGACCCATTTTTCATAGAGAAGGATGACGGACTATATAGGAAAGCTGGCAGCAGTTACGCTAAGTGTTGCAGTGCTATCATTCGTGACGGTGACGTTAACCGGCAATGTAAGAACCCTGCACTAAAAGGTAAACAGTATTGCTCACATCATGGATCTACACATCTAAAGAAATCCGAGAAACCACAGTACCTACAACACATATTTCAGAAAGAGCGCAACAGATTCAGACGTGTTGGCACAGAGTTACTCGCAAAAGTTGACAACTACCGCGACGACCCTGACTTGTTTAGTTTACGTGATGACACTGCTTACGTTACTGCACTAGTTGATGTTCGTGCTGAGGCAGCCGCTGAAGGTGTTGGTCTTGAGCAATATCGCAAGATTGAGTCTGCATACCATTTGGCAAAATCCAAACTTGGTTCTCCTGACTTCATTGATGCGTTTGAGCAAATAGGCGACCTGCTAAATGAGCGTATGAACGAATACGATGCTAGTAAAGACGTATTAGATCTTATTGAGCGTCGAGCTGATCTGGTTGAAGCAGAACAACGAATGATGCAGACAAAGGCGTATACAATTGAAGCTGACCAGGCACTCATGCTTGTGATGCAAATTGTCGAGGTTGTCAAATCGTCGATTCGCGATCAGGAAGAGTTGATTGCAATTCGAAGTGGTATCAATAAACTTCTACGGATGTATACATCTGGAGATGAAGATATACAGGAAGCGGAAGTAGTAGAAACAAATGGCATTCCCGAAAGTCCCTAAGGAGTTCAAGCAGTTTACGCGCAGTGATAAGCCGTTATCTGTTGCGTTGCTCGAAGCGTTGGACGCGCAGATTACAGATGTTATCAAGACTGGGGATTACGACAGTGGGCGTGCATTCGCTATAGATGGAGCCAAATTGGATTACAACACATGGTTGAGAACATATGCTCCACACGCTATGTCATCGTCTCTTGGTGAGCATCACAAACGCGCGTGGGAATGGGCTGAGGCTATAACGCCTGGAGTCGCTCCGCCAGCATTGATCGAGTGCTGGTTTCGTGGTGGTGGTAAAAGCACCACCATGGAGCATATTGCTGCACGTATTGCCGTGAAAGGTTCTCGCCGGTTCCTTTTGTACGTCTGTTCAACACAAGAAGCTGCCGACCGCCACGTATCAGACATTGGTCATACGATGGAGCGTTGTGGAATTGAGAGGGCGCTTAACAAGTATGGTTTTTCAAAGGGATGGAACGCTTCGAAACTTCGGACCGCTAACGGATTTAACGTGTTGGCGTTTGGGTTGGATACTGGCGCTCGCGGTGTCAAGCTCGATCACTTGCGTCCTGATTTCATCATTCTTGACGACATTGATGAACTTGATGACTCAGTTAATCGTGTTGATAAGAAGATCTCTACGATAACACAGACCATCCTTCCAGCTAAGAGTACAGACTGTGCAATCGTTTTTGTTCAGAACAAGATTCATGCTAACAGCGTGATGGCCCAGGTTCTGTCAGGCGAATTGGACATGCTTCAGTATCGTGTACAGTCTCCTATTGTTCCTGCCGTCCAAGGACTTACGTACGAGCCATTTGAGCGTGAAGATGGCCGTACAGGCTATCGGATTACAGGTGGCACAAACACATGGGCGCACAAGAGTATGGATGTGTGCCAGCGTGAAATCGATGACTATGGCATCATCTCGTTCCTGCGTGAGTGTCAGCATGAAGTAGGTGTTGGTGGTCGTTTCTTCCCAGAATTCCAAGAGTACGACACGTCTGGAAAACCATGGCACGTTGTTGATCATGTTCAGGTCCAGCCATGGTGGCGTGTATGGGCATCACATGACTTTGGTACTGGAGCGCCGGCCGCAACGTTGTTGTACGCATCTGACGAGAATGAAGACATCTACGTCATTGGTGAGATATATGAAGCAGGCAGAGTAAGTTCTAAGCAAGCTGAAGATACATTACAGTTACTCAAAGAACGTGGGTATGCGGCACCTGTCAACAAAGACAAGCCTGATGGACCTTGGTTGACGAAGCTTGAGGCAATCGCTTTTGACTGGGCAAACACTTTCCCTCCAAAGAATCACGAACAACGCATCGGTGAATATCCTGTTGAGGTCTGGTGGAGACGTGGGCTTCCAGCTGTGGCTGCGGTAAAAGACCGTAAGGCTGGCTGGAGACGCCTGAAAGAATGGCTGGCATCAGTACGGGTCAAAGACGGTCAGCATAGTCCACGCTTCAAGATTGTGCGACGTGCATGCCCAAACTTGATTCGAGAACTAACCGCAGCGATGGCTGACCCAAAAGATCCGGAAGATCTCGACAGTGGTACGAAGTCCGACCACGCATTGGACTCCTGCCGTTATGGCGTTATGTGGCGTGAATACCCGGTGACTTGCCCTGAGACACAGGGTAAGACTCCATGGAAGCCAGTGTGGATGCAAGACAATAATGAGGACCAGTACGTATGAGTGCGTTTGATATCATCCAGAGTATATTGATGTTAATTACGGCTATTTTTACTGGACTAGCCTGGCGCGAATTGCACACGATTCGCAAGCGCCAGGAAGTACATGTTGAATACCATCGCACTAAGGATCACTACATCTGATGGAACCAAAACAGCAGAAGATACCAAACGATCTGTTCCCACAGATGTTGGCTAATATCACAGCTAAGTTACGTAAGCCGCCACAGATGGCAGCCTTGCAACGTCCTGAAGCATCAGGTATGCGTGGTAGCTTTAAAGTAACATCTACCGAAGTAGAAGACGATGACCTCCTCGGTATTGATATCGAGCCTAACCAGTGGTCGGTCGATCCAAAGGACCAACCTGAAGAAGCCAAGAAGGTTATCGGCTATGTCCGCAATCAGTTTGATGAAGCATATCGCGCACGTCAGGAGATGGAGATCGAATGGGCGCAGGCTCTGGCATTTTTCGAAGGACGCCAGTGGTTCCGCATCAATTCTCAAACGCGCAACCTTGTAACACTCCAAAGTGATCGAGACCCACCGCATCGTTACATGACTGTCAATAAGATGAGGCCTCTAATCGATGGCGTCGTTGGTAAGCTGACTCAGGTCGCGCCAGACTGCCGTGCTGTACCGTTGTCTTACAATCCTAAGGATCAGCAAGCTGCGGACGAGGCCAACTTTATTGCTGGACATTACACTCGTAAGTTCTCGCGCGAGACACAAACCAAAGAGCGCGTTCGATGGGCTTGTATTACGGGTACAAGTTTCGTGAAGGTTAGCTGGAACGCTAAAGCTCCTGTCGTGATTCCAATGCGTGACTTGGATAGCGGTGAGATTACCGGATACAAGGAACTACCGCTTGGTGATGTAGACGAAGAGATCGTCCCATGTTTTAACGTATTCCTTGACCCAAAGGCGCTCCGTGATGAGGATGTTCGCTACATCATCCATGCATCAATCAAGCCTTTGTCATGGTTCGTTGACAACTATGGTGACGCAGGTAAGTTAGTTCAACCAGATGCTATCAGCGGCCAGAATGCAGGCTACGTGGACGCGTACCTCGAAGGTGCTAATGCGAGTGGTACTGGCTGGGTTCAACCATCGACTTCCAGGCTAAACAACGTAGACATCAAGAAGGCTAGTTCCATTGTCTATGAGTACTGGGAGAAACCTACTGCTCTTTATCCAAATGGCCGTTACATTGTTAGTACGAACACGGCGCTTCTGTACGCTGGTGATTGGCCATATAGCAAGAAGGACAAGTTCCCGTTTATCCCACTTCGATGGCAGCCAAGATCTGGCACACCGTACGGTCATAGCTTGGCGTTTGACCTATGTCCGTTGCAGTTAGGATACAACCGCGTTTACAGCCGCATGATTGAGCAGTTCGAACAGAACAAAGACTACATCATGGTTGAGCGTGGTGCGAACATTGGTGCCGATGCTTTCCAACAGTCAAGTGATGACATTGACGATAAGGGACGTATTTACCGAAAGGTCTACTACAACCGCGGTACACAGCCACCTCAAATTCAACGAGCGCCTGGAATCTCCAATGAAATCTTCCCGATGCTTCAGTCATTCGAGAAAGACATGATGGACATTGCTGGCCTACATGACGTAAGTCAAGGTCAGGCACAAGCTGGTACTCCAGCTGAGGCGGTCAAGTTACTACAACGAGCTGATAACACACAACACTCTTATATCCGCGCTGATATTGAGCGAAGTATCGCAACAATCAAAGAGTGGGAGATTGCGTTAGTAGAACAGTTCGCTGTTGCACCATTCATTGGTTCTGTTGATGACAACATTAACCCACGCAATGAGATCCAGCAGGGAATCATTAGCTATGACTCGATCCGATCTGGTGGACAGTACAGGGTTGTTTACATCCCAGGTTCATCACAACGTGAATCTGACGACCAGAAGCTACAGAAGGTTGTCATGCTTCGGCAGATGGGCCTATTCGGTGACCCGAATGATCCAGAAACGAATGCTATGGTTGTTCGTATGTTGCAGTTACCTGAGACGTCTGACATCCTTCAAAACCTTGCATTCCAGGCGCAGAAGCAGCAGGCAATGCAAGAGCAGATGATGCAGATGCAGCAGGCTCAGATGGCGGCTCAACAGAAATTTAATCCTGAAGCAGAGCAGATGAAGGCACAGCTCCAGATGCAACAGGATCAAGCTAAGGCTCAGCTCGACGTGCAGAAGATGCAAGAGCAAGCCAAGATCGACACTAACAACTATGCGGCTAAGGCCATCACAGATGTTAGTAAGGACCTAATCTCCGATAAAGGAGCAGGGGAAGCGCAGCAACAGGGTACTCGCGTACCAAAACAAAAAAGTTGATGTGCTAAGATAGGAGTAACTGATACATGCCTGAAGAGATGGTGACACGGACCGCTGACTCACCAGCAGCGGCGACGGGCGAGTCAGGAATGATGAACGCGGTTCGGGACTTTATCCAGGAGAACGCCGCTCCCGGAGATAACTCGCAATGGGCGACAAGCGAGCAAGATGGTCAGGCTGCGAGTCAAGATTACGATGGTGGTTACGACGATACTAACTACGACGACATCCTTGATGAAGTCTTAGGTATCAATCGGTCCGTAACTCCACAAGCACCCGAGGAGCAGCCGGGCGCTGTACCCTACGAAAGGTTTCGTGAGGTAAATGAGAAGGCACGGCAGCTTCAAGACGTTGAGTCAAAGCTTAGCAAGTGGAGTTCAGTTATTGAACAGCTTGAAAGCCAGGGGTACGGAGACGCTGAGGCAGTGCTTGCCGCGCAAGCGGAACAGGCAGCAAAGGCCGAGGAAGCTCAGCTCCGTCAATACTACCAAGGCTTAGTTGACCAACAAGGTGTAGATCCAAACGTTGCACAGATGCAGATGGAAGCTCAGCTTTCCAAGATGCAGTATGAGCGACAGATGGAAGAAGTCAACAACTACATGATGATGCAACAGAGAGATGTTGCATTGGACCAGTTCCCGTTGGCTGCGCGCGCACCTGCGCTTGTAGACAACCTCATCGCCGCTGGATATGACCCATATCAAGCAGTAGAGGCTGTACACGAACAGGTTCGCACAATCGTTTCTTCACTCGTACCTGAGGTTGCTGCTAAAGTAAGTCAGGGCCGTCGCGCACCACAACCTATTGGGCAGAGCGGATCGCCTCGCATGGCGCCCGTAAACAATGGCCAACAGAAGCGTGGTGGATGGTCAGATCTTCTTGGGATCAACCGAGGACGAAATTCGATCTAAGAGGATTAAGAAATGCCAGACGCAAATGCATTGACACTTGCTGATCAAGCTATGATTTCCAATGACCCATTGGTAAAAGAGATTACAAAATCCCTTCACCAGACATGGAACGCATTGAAGGATATCCCGCTTGTCACGAACCCTTCTCTCCGCCAGGTTGGCACCCGTATGATCAACCAGGCTAACGCTTTCCCAACCATCAACTGGGCTACGATTAACGAAGAACCAGTTGTAAGCAAGGGCAAGCCGAAGCAGTACGAAGAATCCATGTACCTGATTCGTAACAAGATTCAGGTCGATCATGTACTTTTGGATCAGCCCAACAACATTGTTGATCCTGTCCAGATGCAGATCAACTACTTCATGGAAGCACTCGCCTATGATTTCAATGACAAATTCATAGGGAATGACCCGACGTCTACAGCCGCTGGCAACGACGTCGATTGTTTCCCTGGACTTCGTTATCGTCTCACAAACCCTGAACAGTTTGATATCCCTGGTGAAATGTCGGTCAACGGCAACGGTTCTTCTGGTGCTGACTTGACGACTACTGTTGGTACAAACCGCTTCATGGAAAAGTTGCAGAACCTTCTCGACAACATGAACTCGCCAGATGGTGATGGTGTAGTCATTTATGTGTCTGAATCTCTGAAGCGTGCTATTGAATTTGGTATTCGTTCCATGGGAATCGGAGCTGGATTCGACGTCACTAAGGACTCCTTCGATCGCCCAGTTGAGATGTACAAGGGTGCAAAGATTCGTTCCGTTGGACGTAAGTCTGATGGTGTGACTCATATCCTTGGATCTGAAACTGCCGCAGGTGTTCCAGGTGCTGGTGGATTCCAATCCCTGTTTGCCGTTCGCTATGGCGACGGCTACTGTACAGGTTGGCAACCAGGTCCGTTTAAGCCGACATACCTTGGTTTGTCGAAAGAAAACGGCGTCCTGCACAATATCGTCTTTGACTGGGGCGTTGGTATGTGGATTCCACACACTCGTGCAGTCGGTCGTGTCTACAACATCAAGATTGCTTAAGGAGTAAATTATGGCAAGAGATGGATTGCTTTTGTTTCCTACGTTTACTGGAGCTGCTACCGCTACTGGTGGTACCAAGCAGACTTCAGGCACACTGACGATTGACCCGTTCATTGCTGGACATCGCCGTGAGCTAGTTGTGCGTATCTCGGTTAATGCAACTACAGTTGTTGGTACTCCAACTGGTATCGGTTGGATCTTTACTGTGGAAGCATCTAAAGATGGCACCAACTTCTGGGGTATCTGTGCAAGCCCAGGAGTAGCATTTGGGGCGACGACTACTGCAACATTTGCGCAGCTTCCGGCTGGCGCAACGATTGCTGTAGCATCTGGTGTTCCAGACAGTGGTGTTGAGTACTTCCTTCCTATTCCTGTACCGCAATCATATGTTGATGCATCAGGAGTTGTTCAGGATAACTACAACAGACTGCGTGTAACAGCTACTCCAATCTTCAATGGTGGAAGCACACCTAACGTAACGTATACCTCTAACGCGGCTATCGTTTCCGGTAAGGATGGGGCCTACTCGTAATGACTAGGGGAGAGATCAAACGGAGATTCCGACTGCTCGGTCGGCATTACTTCGGTTCGGATGCGGACCAAGACCCGTTTGGTCTCGAACTCCTAATCGTTGAGACGACCAATCAGATTGCTCGAGCTACCGACTGCTACTTTGGCCGTCGGTATCTCGATCTGGTCGCAGATACTAAAGAGTACTGCGCTCCGGATCTATACAAGATCCGTAACATACAAGCCAAAAACAACCTTGGCGAGTATCGACGCATGCGCTTGTTCGATGCGTTTGATCAAAAGGTTGACCAATTTCGAAGTGACGCAACCGCTTCTTTCCCTGAATACGCTGTTATCTATGGAATGAATAGGATTGGTGTATATCCGATTCCTAACGCAGCCGTAACACAGGGCCTAATGGTAGAAGGTTATGCTGTGCCTGGCGATTACTGGGTTTACTCAACTGCCGGCGTAGCGCAAACACCTTCGGATAACGATGAATGTCCATTGCCAGACATAGCGCACGATTGTGTTGTTTATGGGATGCTGGCTAATAAAGCCGCCATGATTGGTAATGAGGGTGGATTTGCTATCTACAATGCTCAGTACAACGAGCGCCTTGGGCTTGTGGAGTCCTACGCTGCTACGTATGCCAGGAGAACACCGTAATGGCGCAAACTATACAGACCATACGTAAAGAGGTCTACAAGCTCCTAAACGAGGCCACAAACAGTACTGTAGGCGCATTGTCTACAGGCCTCGGCACGGTCGCGTCTGGTGATGACAGTGATTCGAATATCAATAAGTTCATCATGGAAGGCGTCGCTGATCTCTGTCGTTCATGTGTTGCTATCCCTGCTAATGGAACGATTGCTTACGGGACTAACATTCGAACAAAGCAGCTCACGGACATATCAATAACTTCGCCTGCGGCTGGTCAGTTATGGTTCCCTACGGATGTCTACCGAGATGGAACTCGGCTTACTCATGCTAGTGAATCAAGTATCCGATCTCACGACCTTGGCTATGCTGCCAATATTACGGCTGCCACTACAAACGTAACGCATTGGTATCGACACGACAACTACGCAATTAGTCTGTATCCATACTGTAGTACCGCTCTTACGATCACGGTGTACGGCTATGGTATGCCTGATACGACGCTTAGTGGAATTCCAGGAACAGATAACCTAAAGTCGTTCTCTTTCCTTCCTGATGACATCCTTAGGCAGGCTCTAGCTGCATATGCTGCTAACAAAGTCGTAATGAAGAATGTTGACGACCCGACATTAGCTGAAAGGTCGTTTTGGAATAATATGTATAACAGCATCCGCATGCAGTTGTACATCCAATTGGATACTGGACTTAAAGGGCCTGGTGGCCCATTCGCAATCCCTCCGGTGCAACCAAAATGAATGTAGCCTGGGGTCGCATGATTCTCATCGCATTTGGTGCGTTTGTAGCATCGGCGGCGCCAGAGTTTGACGCTGCGTGGAAAGCACAGCATATTGCTGATACAGCATCATTTGGTACGGTGACTCGCGCTCTACTTCTTTCTGGCATTGAGGGCCTTCGTGCTGGTATACCCGCTATGACAACCGCGTTGATTGCTTTCTTTATGAGACAAGATAGTAATCTGCCTGTCTTTTCGGTAAAACTCCCGGAGGTAACTAGAGTCAGTGAAACGACAAGGGAAATCGATGGATAAGTTGCATCTTGATTGGAATCAATTACTTGCAGGGTTCATTGGTGCTGTCATCGGTACAGATTGGCCGAAGATCAAAACAGTTATCCAGGGAATCATTACAGTGCTTTCCGGCACTGCATCAGCAATATACTTGACTCCACTAGTTGCAAGGCAACTCGGATGGGACAAGCCTCACGAGATGATTGGTTTGTCATTCTTGCTCGGTACATTGGGACTTCGGACTGTGCAAGCATTCAACACAATTATTGAGAAGACTCTTAAAAAGGTAAGTGAATGACTTACTCCGAATCAGCACAGCTACTAAGAGTTGACGAGATGCCTGATGGCCGTGTGATTCTCTGGTGGAATGAAACAGAGTCGTTGAACTTTGAAAACGACCAATTATTCCAAGATTACTGCAATTCATTAATACCCAACATTAAAATGCTATTACGCACACTGTTGATTATGGACTATTCGGAACAGCGTGTTGATGGCAAAACGGCATCGTTGTCTATTAGTGATCCAGACAACGTATGGGTAACAGCAGAATGATAATCAATCCATTAGGTCGTTATCAAAATGCGTACCAAACAGCATTTTCGTATTCCGCGTTTACGTTTACAGCTGCAAGTCAATATGTAATTCAAATATTTACTGCGGAAGAAGACATGACCATCACTCAATTTGGTATGTGCGTATCCGGATCTTCTGGAACACCACCGATACGAATTGCTATGTATCAGTACGTAAAAGGGTTATCTATACCAAATCCACCAACGACTAAAACATACACTGACGCAAACCCTGTTAGTACACCGTCTGGTATTACTACGCCTACCTTCACATGGTGGAACCTTACAACACCTCAGACAATAGTGCGAGGGACAACATATGCAATAGGCATTGAGTCTTATGGCACATGGTCTGGCAGTTTATCGGTTGTTCAGAATCAAGATCAAAGTAAACGTGACTATACATTAATATCTGGGCAGCCATTTTCACGCACGAGTTCCACTAATGACCAATACTCGTTTAGATGGGGTATTGCATCAACGACAAAAACTTATGGATACCCAGTCCAGACTAGTGGTTCTGAAAACATAGGTAGTTTTTCTACAAACACATTTAGTGGTAACTCATTTATAATCCCTACTTCAATGGGTGCTAGTTGCACATTAGAAGGCATCCTGGCCCCAATAGCGCAAAACGCAAACTTTGTCAACGCAACACTCAGGTTGTATAACGCCACGTCATATCCACCTACGCTAATAACGTCTAGGACATTATCTGATGGAGGTGTACCATCAGCATTGAATGCGTACTATCAAAACCAAGGTGGTCAAGTGTACTTACCATTCACCACACCTCAAATATTGACAACTGGGGTCAAGTATTTAGTTGGTATACAGAATTCCGGAGATGCTTTTGCTATAGGTAAATTTACATATGCGCGAGCGCAAGACGCTAACTGCCTCAGTGATGTGCAAACGTATGGCGTTAATGGAGACATAACAGCAAACACATGGACTGAGTCCGGTACGATCAGATATGTAATTGGATTGGATGTGTCCTCGTTTACGCAAGGAAGTGGTCCAACTCCACCTAGCACTTTGACCGCATCCCCTCGGTATACAATAAACGCGGGTATCAACTAATGTTCCAATTCAAACAGAGTGAAACTACTGCCACACGTAGACGTATATTTTTTTACGCTTCTGCCGCAGCTGATGGATACACGCCAGTTACGACTGGGCTAAGTACTTCTACAGTCGTGGGAGTCACTAAGAATGGCGTTACACCAGCCACACTTGTTTTAAGTCCATCGTTTACACATATCAGTAATGGCCTTTGGTATCACGAACTAGCACAATCATTATTGGATACAGTTGGCATAATAACCGTTACTATCACAGATGCAGTTATGCGGCCTGTTCAAGCAGTAGGTTACGTTTATTCAGGTGATCCATTAACCGTAACCACCGCCTTAACTGCCTCCGATATATGGACGTATACACCAAGAACGCTTACTGGTGCAGTAACCGTATCAGGCAGCGTCACGGTCGGAGGCTTTACGGCAGGAGTGATTACAAGTGCTGCATTTGGTAACTCTGCAATCAACCTGCGTTTAGCCAATGACCCAATTGCATCTAGCGCACGGTTTACCACATACGATTCGTTTAGTGGTTACCCATTGCTATCGCAGTCAGCACAGCATCAAGTGTCTATTACAGGTTCGCATCACGCAGCTGCTGACGTACATGAGTTCCAACCAAACGTACTGACTAGTGGGGCTACTGACACATCGTTTGTTGATGAACTAGTAGATGCGGTATGGAATGAAATTCTATCAACGCATAACACAGCTGGGTCAGCAGGAAAGATATTGCAGGATGTCAATAATGGAAGTTTCTCATTAACTGGGACAGTATCAACCGTTACAAATTCTCAAGTGTTTACAACTAGTCTGATAGGTTATGTCGATGGGGCATTCGACCATCAGACACTTGTATTTGTTGATGGTGTACTTGCTGGAGAAAGTAAACCAATTCTTGAATTTACTGGAGCCACAGGTTCTATTAATATGGAGGAAGCGTTTACTCAGGCTCCATCACCAGGTGATACGTTCGCAGTTCTTCCCCAACACGTTCACGCTATCCAGTCAATAGCTGACGGTTTACTTAATAGGTTATTGGATAGTTCTGGCGACAGTGTAGATCAAACTAACGAACGAACTGTTCGATCTGCACTAAGGGCCATGCGTAATAAAGTTGTTGTTAATGCTGGAAGTATTACCGTCTACAAAGAGGATGATGCGTCTGAAGCATGGACTGGCACTGTTGATAACATTACGGATGTTGAAGTTAATCCAACTGGGGGATCGTAATGCCTAATAACTTAAACAATTTAGAATTTACACGTATTACAACGCCCGTGCCAAACTGGATTGTAAAAGCTGATATTACTGATGAAGAAGGTAATGTCGTTGCTGACTTTGGTGCGGATGGTGTTGATATCAACTCTTGGTGGAACACCCAGACTGAAGAGTTTCAACTCGATATCTTAGCCATCTTTGTTGCGTACATAAAAGAAAGTATTGCACCGTAATGGCAACTTACTATGTGCGTACACCAGCTAATGGTGGCAACGATGGTAACGCAGGTACAAGTACAACTACTGCGTGGGCTACGTTTACTAAAGCATTTTCGGCAACTGGGTTTACATCCGGAGATACAGTTTATGTAGAACCCGGTGTTTACCGTGAAACTGTAAGTGCTTTAAACACTAGTCCTACGACTAGAGCATTTGTCATTGGTGATTACAACGGAGCAATCTTTGGCACGAGTGGAGAAGTTAGGTGGACATCGTATACAACTAACGATGACACGGCTGGCACTACCACAACATTGTTTAGCCTTAATGGTCGCGACAACATTACTATTCGTGGAATTAGATTTGAGGCTAATGGTCGCGCCATTGATGTTACTACCGGATCAAGATTTATCGACATAGAAGATTGCGTAATTGTAGGTCAAGGTGCTGGGTGTATAGCACTTACTGGTTCTGCGGACTTGTCAATTGGTGCTAATATTAGGCGATGTATTGTCCATGGAATTCAAGATTCAATTCTGGTTACACCAAACCTATCAAGCAACAACGTAAACGCTGCTGTAAATATTGAAAACTGTGTCGTCACAGCTAGAACGAACAGGGCAATATATTTTTCATCTTCTGGCACAAACGCTGTTGCGTCCGGATGCACAGTTGAGAACTGTACTGTTTCAGGCCCAACAGGTATAGCAACGATTGCAAGTCGTTATGCAGCTAGTGGTGTAACAGTTACAAACTGCTTGGTTTACCTTTGTACTGCTGGTATCAGTGGTGGCTCGGCGGGGTCTATAGGTGTTACCTATACTCGAACAGCAATGTGTGCAACAGCATTAACTAATACCACAGGTACTACAGGTAATAGCACAGGGAACGCTTCCATTGATAATGGTGCTTCTTTTCTATATGACTTAAACCCTCGCCTTCCTTGGTATATGCCATATGTGACTGGCATTATCAGCGATGATGGTACACCTACTGGTATGCCAACAGATGACATACACGGAACAATACGTCCTAACCCGCCAGCGGTAGGTGCATCTGAAATTACTACGCTTTATTCAACTGGTGGTGGGATGAAAGTACATCCGGGTATGACTGGAGGAATCCGTGGCTAAACAATTAGTACAATTAAACAACACTAGCCGAACTGAGTATGTATTTATACAGGACTCTTCTAGTACTACGGGTGCTGGATTGACTGGTTTAACATACCTATCAGCAGGTTTAAGTTTAACCTATGTTGTAGAACGGGGAACTGCAGGATCATTGGGACTTGCATTATTGGCTAGTGCTAGTGCAGCTTGGGCATCTGGTGGATTCGTCGCTGTTGATGCCGCATTGATGCCCGGTGTATATAGACTAGATATACCAAACGTAGTATTTGCAACGGCTGATAAAGCCGTTGTTATGCTAAAAGGTGCAACCAACATGGCTCCTGTAGTCCTTGAATATCAGATTGTAGGATTTAACCCTGATGATGCAGTTCGCCTTGGATTAACCGCTATACCTAACGTAGCACAAGGCACGACTGGGTCTTTGCCAACGGGTAACGCCACAGGCCAGGTTACTGTTGCTACAAACAACGATAAGACTGGATATGCCCTATCAGGCACACAGACGTTTAACGTGACAGGAAACATTACTGGTAACTTGTCAGGATCAGTTGGGTCGATTGGAACTGGTGGCAT